GCTGACGCGCTCGCCAAGGCATACCAAGGCAACTTTAAGGCGCTTCGATCATTGACCCCAGAGATGGCAACAATGATTAAAGAAGGCGCAAGCCTGAACGAAGTCATGGACGTGCTGGGTGGAACATTTGGCGGAGCAACCGCAACCGCAGCAGATACCGCTGCAGGCAAAATGAAAATCTTGTCTAACTCAATTGGCGAAACCAAAGAGTCAATCGGCGCTGCGCTCTTGCCAGTAGTCGAGGCCGTGCTCCCGATCTTAAACAAGTTCGCAATGTGGGCACAAGACAACCCACAAGCGTTCCTAGCAATCGCTGGAGCTATTTCCGCCGTAGCCGCCGCAATCGTAGTTACCAACATCGCTATGGCACTTAACCCGTTTGCGCTGATCGCTGCCGGCATCGCATTACTGGTCGTTGGCTTGGTTGCCGCATACAACAAGTTTGAGTGGTTTCGTGACGGCATCAACGCAATTGTCAACACCGTGATCGGGTTCTTTGCTGGCATGGTCAACGCTGCGATCGGCGCGGTCAACGCAATTATTAGCGCGTACAACTCAATTCCGTTGTTGCCAGATATTCCAAAAGCCCCAACAATGCCAGTACCACAATTAGGTGCAACAGGGCCAGCGACACAGGTTCCGCGAAAGATTCCGCGCATGGCTGAAGGTGGCATCGTGTCAAGTCCTACCTTGGCGCTAATTGGTGAGGCAGGCCCAGAAGCAGTCGTGCCGTTAGATCGCATAAACAACGGTGGCGGAATAACTATCAACGTCACAGGCGGTCTTGCCACAAGCGCCGAGATCGGTGAATCGGTAGTCAACGCTTTGCGCGCTTACTCGCGTTCCGCTGGGCCGTTGCAATTACAGGTGGCGTGATGCCAGGCGTATCGGTCGTTGACTCTGGCAACTATGACCTGCAGATCGCTACAGGTTTTCAGGTTGACGCGTTCGTCCTTGACGATGCTGTAAAAGGCGTACTAAATAACACGGAGTACGTGCTAGACGGCACGACCGAGTTTGCCGATGTCATGGACTCGACTGTCAGCGTTAACGTGCGGCGCGGTCGCCGTGACGTGGGCGATCAGTTCAGCGCTGGCACAATGACATTTACCATTCAAGACGTGGACGGCATCTTCAACCCGTTTGACCAAAACAGCCCGTACTACGACACACCACAAGCCAAGCCAGGACTCGCACCATTGCGCGAAGTACGACTAATCCGATACAGCTCAACCAATGTGCCCGAGTCAATCTTTTCTGGTTTTGTCGTGAATTACGATTACAACTTTGCGCTCGGCGGTTTAGACACCGTGACCGTGTATTGCGCTGACCAGTTTTACCTACTGGCACAAACATTCCTAGACGAATTAAACGTCACCCCAGAGACATCAGGCGAACGTATAGAAACAGTCCTAGACCTGCCAGAAGTTGACTTCCCAGCAGGCTCTCGAAGCATTGCCACAGGCACCGTTAACCTAGGCCACGACAGCCACTACACCGTGCCGGCAGGAACAAACGTGTTGCAATACCTAACGCAGATTAATGAGACCGCCGAGTTTGGCCGTTTGTTTATGTCACGGTCTGGAGTGCTGACATTTCAAGAGCGCATCGGAAACACGTTGTCGGGCTCTGTTGCCGATTTTCATGATGATGGCACTAACTACAAATATGACGGGGTAGGCATTTCGTTTGAGGCTGACTCGGTAATTAACCGCGCAGTCGTAACAGGGTTAGACGGCACCACCGCCACAGCCACCGATGCAGGGTCTATCGCCACCTATTTTATTCAGACAACAAGCATCACAAACAGCCTGCTACATGAGCAAACAAGCATTGATGACGCTGCCGACTACCTGTTGAACCCAGAGCCCGAACCGCGCTACACATCCGTGGCAACCAAATATCTGATGCTGACCACAGCCCAAAAAGACACCCTGGCAACCGTAGACATTGGCGACACAATCAGCGTAGAAAAGACGTTTCCTAGCGGTACTGGCACAACCCAGTTGGCACAAGAGCTGTCAGTTGAGGGCATCGAGCATCGTCTGGATTTCAGCACAGGCCACAGCGTCCTTTACAGCACCGCACCGACAACCATTGTTTACGAGTTGATTTTGGATGATGCGATCTATGGCGTACTTGACGCAGAAAATGTCTTAGGATAGGGGCACTATGGCTACACCATTTCCATTTGTTGCAGGGTCGGTGCTTGAGGCATCCGAACTTAACGCAATTACCGAACTACCAATAAACGCAAAAACCGCCAACCACACGCTGGTCGCTGCCGACGCGGGCGCTCGAGTCCAAATGACCGCAGCAGGCGCAACAACAATTACGGTTAACGCTTCGGTATTTACTGCTGGCCAGTCAGTCAACATTTACAACCTGGGTGCCGGCACATGCACGATCACCGCGGGCACAGCAACAGTTACTACATCGGGTTCTTTAGCATTGGCACAATACGGGGGTGGCACGCTTCTTTTTACAAGTGCTAGTGCTGCAACTTTTTTTAGCGGTGGCGGTGCTAACTATGGCACCGCAACAGGTGGCACAAGTTCCAGCATTACGGTTGGCGGCATAAATTACACGTTGCTAACTTTTACAACAGACGGCACGCTTACCGTAACTAAGTCTGGTTTATTTGACGTTTTACTAATCGGCGGCGGCGGCGGCGGCGGCGGCGGTGATTCTATAAATGACGCTGGCGGCGGTGGCGGGGGCGGTGCTGTAGTTGGTTTGACAACTGTCCAAACATTATATTTTTCCGCTAATCAAAGCATTGTTATTGGCGCAGGCGGTGCAGGTGCCTCAAGTGGTCGAGCGTCAAACGGCGGCGGCTCACGAATAGGCACGGTATCTATTGAAGCAATCGGCGGCGGCGGCGGTGGTGGACTATCAAAAAGAATTGACGAAACTACTGGTGTTACAAGAAGGGCTGCTGGTAACGGTGCGTCAGGTGGTGGCAACGCTATAAACGGCGCACCTAATGGACAAGGTTTTGCACTTGCATACAACGGTTTTAATGGTGGAACGACTGATGGCAGCGCTACGGTCTCAAGTAGTTGTGGGGCAGGCGGTGGCGGTGCAGCGAGCGTTGGTGGTAACGCAACAGGCACAACGGGCGGCACAGGTGGCAACGGCCTAGATATTTCGTCGTGGATTACAGGCGCAACATATTATGCAAGCGCAGGCGGCGCGGGTGGCGGAACAGTCACAGGTGGCACGGCAGGCAACGGCGGTGTTGCAGGCAAAACAACAGGCACGGGCAACGCAGGTGTTAATTATGGTGCAGGCGGCGGCGGTACGGCTTCGGCAGGTGCGGTAGCAACTGGCGGTGCAGGTGCGGCAGGCGTTGTATATGTGAGGTTTAAATCGTGAATACTTATTTTGCACAAATAGTAAATGACATTGTTGTAGACGTGCACGTAGTGACACGCGAATTCATGGACGCAAACCCAGACCGCTATACGGGTACGTGGGTAGAAACTTTTATTGGTTTACCAGGAAAAACTTACGCGGGGATTGGGTACATATACGACCCAATTACGCAAGATTTCAAAGAACCAACCTACGATTAATGCGATGGCGTTTGTTTATTGGTTACGCGCTACTAGTTGTAGTGGTTGCGTGGGCTGTTTCTAGTTGCGGTTATGACGGGTCATATCGTTACCCATGTCAAGACCCGTCAAACTGGAAAAAGCCTGAATGCGAACCGCCGATTTGCAATCCATCTGGAACGTGCACACGAGATTTGATTTATGAGACCACGCCTTAAACCCGAGGAGCTTCACGCTCGACTAATAGTCGTTGTCGGCATCATCCTTGCCAGCGTGTTTGCCATTACTGTGCTCGGCTTTGTTTATGCGCTTATGTTTGTTACCCAGCCGATCGGCCATCAAAGCCCCAACGACTCCGCATTCATAGACCTACTCTCAACCCTGACCGTATTTATGACCGGCACGTTGTCAGGCTTAGTGGCATCAAACGGGCTAAAGTCAAAAGCAAAAGAAGGAGCCAAAGATGTTGAAGCCTAAAGACAAAGCCCTACTCGCCTCATACGGTCGCTCAATGCTCGCTGCCGTAGTCGCGCTAGCAGTAACAGGCAACACCGACCTAGGCGCATTGTTAGCAGCTGCGATCGGCGCGGTTTGCCCAACAGCGTTGCGCTATTTCAACCCTAAAGACATGAAGTTTGGTCGTGGCAGTAGCAAAGGCTAAGGCTGGCGTGCCAGGTGCACGTGACTACATCGGTAACGCTGACGGCCCAGCAGCAGGCCCACGTGCCGGCATGAACGAGTTTATAAAGCAAGTCATACACCATTCAGGTGGCGCTTTGTTTAATAACGGTTCCTACGGTCGCAGGGACGTTAAAGGAAAGCCAGGCACCATGAGCGTGCACTCAACGGGCAGGGCGTGGGACGCCAGTTATAGGTCAAGTGCTCGACAGCCTCAAGCGTCACGCAAATCTGCTTTGCCGTTTGTAGAGAAGTTGTGCGCGCACGCCAATGAGTTAGGAATTCAAATGGTGATTGATTATTTCCCAGCACCGCACGGTCGCGCATGGCGTTGCGATCGTCAAGCATGGAGCAAGTACACCAAGCCAACAGTCAGCGGAGCACCTGGCGGAGACTGGTTCCACATCGAGATATCACCACAAGCTGCGGACTCGGTGATCTTTGTCAAAGCCGCATTCTTAAAGGTGTTCGGGGAAATCCCACCCAAGGCTTGACCTATCCCCTAAGGTCGAATTACCGACAAAAGGACAGGCGATGACTGAACCACAGATCTTTGACTACAGCGTCTACATAGGCGTAATGGATAACGGGCAAGAGATCCTCGTGCAAATCTTCACAGACCCCGAGTCGGGCAAATACTTACAAGGACAAATTGCATTCAGATCGCACGCTTCAGCATGGGGCGTGCCAATACCTTTGGAGAAAAGATGAACTATTTAGCAGAGAAAATGATTGGGCTAGTGCTTTGTACGGTCTTTGGGGTTACGGCGCTCACAGGGGCTCCTAGCGCGTCTAGCGCCCCATCTGGCACCATTGCCCTAGCACCGCTAGACGTCACGCCATACCTAATTGAGCCGCCTACGACCACCAGCTCAACGATCTACATTGACCCCTACACGACCGCCTGTGAGCAGTTCAGCGCGCTTGCCATCAACCTGGGCTGGCCTGCAGATCAACGCACCGTGCTCGAATCTGTGATGTGGCGTGAATCAAATTGCACACCAAACGCATACAACAGCAAAGACCCAAACGGCGGGTCGCGTGGACTAATGCAGATCAACGGATTTTGGACACCATGGCTTACTGATGCCGGCATTATTACCGACGCAGAAAACCTGTTACAGGCTCAAACTAATTTGATCGCAGCGTTAGCAATTTACAACTACGGCGTAGAACGTCACGGTTACGGCTGGGGGCCATGGAGTGCAACAAAATGAGTGAAGGCGTGGCATGGAATCAAGGCGAACTATCAGAAGAAACCCGACGAATGGTAATGGAGCAAATGATGACAACAAAACACGACATGGCAATCTTTAATTTGATCAACGAAATTGCAGAGATAAGTACTAATCCGCACGCAAGCATTATTCAGCGACTAAAAGGCATGAAGAACTCGCTGTCATTAGAAGAACCAATGCCATTACACGATGTGACTACACTCGACTTAGCAATCAAAGCACTACAAGCACATTCCTAACCGACAAGGAGATTCCGACAATGAAAACCTGCACGATCTGCAAAGAACAAATTGCTTACCCTGAAATAACAGGCAAAACACACTTCGTCTGTGATGGCCGTGTGCCGGCACGAAAGAACGCCCCGTTCATTGAGGGCATGCTTGCATCACAATCATCAGCTGACGCGCGCTGGACACGATTACAACAAAACGAGGTGGACGCTGCCATCGTGCACGTTGCGCGCACTAAAGGCTTCTTCACATCTGACGACATTTGGAAGCACCTGGGCGATCAGTTCCCTGTTACAAAAGGCATTGCTGGTCGGTTAAACGCTGCCGCTCGACGTGGCATTATTCGCAACACAGGAGAACTTGCTTTTGCACAGCGCGGTGGCGCGCATGACCATGCACAACGCCTATCTGTGTGGGCAGGCATCTAATGGGCTTTGACCTAAGCAACTACGAGACAGTCGAGCAACGCCTAGTTCGATGGTGGGCTGCATATCCGAACGGGCGCGTGTACACCTGCATGATGAACTACACAGGTGACGCGTGCGTGTTCTACTGCGAACTATACGCAGACAAAGAAGACAAGGTGCCAGTCGCGACAGGCTACGCAGAAGAAATCAAATCAGACCGCGGTGTCAATGCCACATCATTTGTCGAGAACTGTGAAACAAGCGCAATCGGTCGCGCTATCGCAAACTGCCCGCTTCAAGCCCCAGCAAGTGGCCCAAGACCGTCACGCAATGAGATGCAAAAGGTTGAGCGCCTAACCACATCACCGCAACCGCAAGTGCACACACCCTCTGGCGCATTTGCCACACCTAAGCAGATTGGTTACATCAAGAAACTGGCTAAAGACGCCAACATGGATGATCTGGGATTGTTGGAGTTCATACATCGCGAATTAAACGACGACAGCGCGGTTCTTGAGCTGTTGAAATCACACGAAGCAAGCAAAATCATTGAGAGGTTGAAATGACATTAGAAGAACTGATCACAAACATTGAGCGCTTACAAAGCGTTTACAACTCAATGGTTGACCCAGAGCAGCATGAAGCAAGGCAGTACGTGCGTTGGGCTATCAAGCATCTTGCAGACAAGACGTACATGGCATCGCTTTAATGAAACTTGATTCCAAGATCAGCGAAGCGGATTTTAAGGACATGGTAATTAGCGTCGCCAAGCGTTACGGCTGGTTAGTGCATCATGATCTGCCGGCACAGAACACTCGAGGACGCTGGATGACAAACGTGCAGGGCGACGTGGGATTCCCTGATCTGTTCATGGTGCACCCATTCCAAGGCGGTCGCCCGCTGGTTATTGAGTTAAAGGCAGAGAAGGGCAAGTTGACGCCTGGACAAAAGATTTGGTTAAACGCGTGTGAGATGGCTGGCTGTCATGCAGCGATTTGGAAGCCAAGCGACATGGAGTACATCTTGTACACGTTGAGCAATCCACGCGCATGAAGTTGACGGTTGGCTCGCTTTTTAGCGGTATTGGTGGGCTTGACCTTGGCTTGGAACGCGCAGGAATGCAAGTTATATGGCAATCTGAAATAGATCCTTACGCATGCAAAGTATTAAAAAAACATTGGCCCGAGGTGCCGAATCATGGAGACATCAAACAAATTGACTGGCGAGCAGTTGAGCCTGTGGACGTCATCTGCGGTGGATATCCCTGTCAGCCATTCAGCACAGCAGGAAAAAGAAAAGGAACAGATGACCCACGACATCTCTGGCCTTGGGTGCGAACAGCAATCAGCGAATTACGACCCCGATACGCAATCTTGGAGAATGTCAGAGGACATCTCTCTTTGGGGGGATTACAAGTTATTGGAGAACTTGCCGAAATCGGGTATGACGCGGAATGGCGTGTTGTATCAGCAGCCGGAATGGGTGCGCCCCATCGACGAGATCGAATCATCATTGTGGCCTACCCCAACAACGCAGGAAAACGAACATCCAACGGCAATATGGAACGAGAAGTTGCGCCGAGTAGCGCCGAACGGCTCAACCCATGGAATCAATCTGGCCGATGCGGTGCAGATGTGGCCAACTCCTCAAGCGAACGATGCAAAAAATCCGTATGCCCGTGTTCGCGAGTATTCACAAGCAATCATGTTGGGGGAAGCAGTAGTGACAGCAGATCCATTAACGAGTGGTGGCAAGTTGAACCCAGCGTGGGTCGAGTGGCTGATGGGATTCCCAATCGGTTGGACAGACTTAAAGGATTAGGTAACGCAGTAGTGCCACAGGTCGCCGAGTATATTGGCCGCCTGATTACAACTTCATTAGACGCACAGACCTAAGCCATTCGCACGGCAGTTGGTGACACACGGAAACGTGGGTAGATCGGCGCGCCCCGAATCATGCAAGACGAAATGGAACGGGCGAAGCGTCGAGGCGGCCTGTAAACATAATCAGGCGATGAGTGCAAAGGGAACCAAGTTGGGCAATCTGGTGGGTGGAGCATTCACACATTTCTTGACCCGCAAATGACATACAGTTAACAAACAAAGAAAGCACCGACATGAACC